TCACAAGGGATCGTTGGCAGAACTGGCAATTTCGCTTCCAACGCTAGCTAGAAGCCCTTTGGGGGGCTCCGATTTACCACACATGATGTAACCCGCAAAATCTGAACCTAAGACCTTCACTAAACACTCATTTACAGGCTTCAAGAAATAACCCATATCAATAAGCTCTTTTTCATTTAATGAAACTTCGTAGTTATCAAAAACAAACCTGTAAAAATAGCTAACCAGCGGCTTTTCACCAAGCGTGTACGATATATATAAATATTTTGCCTTTGATAAAAATTGAACTGTAGAAGGTTTAGAAATTTCGTCAGATTGAACAGATGAAGGGGCGGGATTTGAAGAAAGCTTATTATTACCTACTGGAGTTTTAGCCTTTGGTACCGCTTCCGATTTTAGTTCTTTAGGAGCAGGAGTCGGATTATATGCATTTTTAACGGTTGTTGAGCCAAACCAAATAAAAACCATACAGCAAATAATAAATATTAAACCTAGCTTAATTCCAAAGCCTTTAAATATATTAAAACGCTTATCGGTTTTAGTCTCATCACCAGCAAAACCCGTTTCACTTTTTGTGTGTGATTTATAAAAATCATAAATTTCCTGTTTAAATTTCCCCCCATGAATCTCTCGCTCACGCTTTGAAACTGGTGGTTTTGACCCAGTAACACAACCGCTATACATATCAACGCGAAAGCGTTTATCTAAGCCCAAATTGGTTAGCTTCACCATCCTAATTGTAGATTCAATTAGAGAGCGAACAAACATAGCCAATTGTGAAAGGTCTTGCGTAACTAAATATATTTCAGTTGAAAAACCATTTTCGCCAACCATGTGGCGGTGCTCAGCTAAAAAAGTTTTGTCACCTTCCCTCACGTTATTTGCCTTCAAGCCGGAAGGCCATAAACGCCAACATTCATCAAGAACAAGAACAGCTCCAGCAGTGAAAACAGTCGTAAACCAATTAGGATTTTTTAAAAGGTCATCAATAGAAAAAGGAACCGGAGCCATTCCCAATTGATTTAGACAATGTTCTTCATTCATTGGAATATTGGTATAAACAAGACGTTTTTGTCTAAGTGCAGGAAGAATTACATTAGCAACAACTCCGTAACTCTTACCATGTCCGGGCAAACCAACATAAGCAGTAATGGCCATAAAATTTAACCTATTCCCGGAATGCGGCGAAGAATGAATCTAGCAACGTAAGCGCTAGCAATTATCGACAAGCCATAGGTTATTTCAAAAGGTTCAAGAAACCACGAAATAGTAGGCGACATAGCTATCGATTGCATATTTTCTAAAAAATCGGGGATAGGTATCATCTCAATCATGGAGGCAAAGCCGCCAAGAATTCCATCATAAACGTATAGAAAAAAAGCTTTGAATTCGTCCTTTATCCACGCTAAAGAACAACTGGGGTTATACCAATTACAGGAATCAGCCATAGCTATGCACTCGCAAAAATTCGAAACGCTAAAATAGACCAAATTGCAATCATGATAGGCGACAAAACTACAGCAATTAAAGCCCACAAGGTGCAGTGAATATCAGTAGTAATTTCTTTGTTAAAAATATTAATTAAAAAAACAGGACAACTTGGAGAAGACAATGTAACAACAGTTTTTATGGAAGTTAAAGAGCCAACAATAGGAGAGCTTCCAAGTCTATCAGTAAAATTTCTATTAATATTATCGATTGAATTTAAACCGGATTCTGTTTGAGTATGCTCTGGCAGATCGCCGCCCTCAGGAGTCGCACACTGTAAATAATCGCTAGATTCTGGATCACATTCACCTTCGCCCTCGCCTTCGCCTTCACCTGTGCCTGTACCGCCGCCAGTGCCGCCAGAGGCACTACCAGAACTAGAGCCAGTACCTGAACTAGAGCCAACATTTACGCAAAAAGTTTGACCACCAACTGTATAGCTATTTGGACACGGAGCAGGAACAGTGGTAACAGAACACTTGCCAACACCAAAAGTTAATTCGCAAGATTGCATTGGTGTTATTGATTGCGATGATGATGCGGAACCAGCGCTAGCAGCGCTACCAGAGCCGGAACCAGAACCAGAACCTGAACCAGAGCTAGTTCCTGTACCGGAACCTGAAGAAGTAGAAGCAGCAGATGCTGATGAAGATGCAGCTTGTGAAGATTGCGATGATGAGCTAGAGAGATCAGGAACGCATGTTTCGACACCATCGATAATGGTAATTTTTTCATTGAGCAAACAAACTGGTGTTGGTGGCGGCTCTGGAGTACCTTCGGCAACTTTTAAGCAAACGTATGCACCAGTTCGCAAAGCTGGAGCGTATCCGACTTGAGGACAGCCACAGCTTTTATCAGCTTTTAAGGTTAAACCTGCTGGACATGAACCATAGGTGCAACGTTGATTAGCGTCAGACGCATTTGCATATTTTAATTTTATAAAATTTTGAGAGTTAACAGTATTAGGGCACTGAGTTCTCATATAAAAACCAGTCGGGGATGTACAATAAAAAGCATTGGTGTGACCAGCTCTAGTGCTAGTACACCCAGAACCTTTATTCTGACAGGTTCCTGTACCGCAGATATAAGCTGAATTAGGAACATATTCTTTAATATCAGTAGGTGGAACTTGTGAAAAAGAATAACTAGAAAAAAAAATAAAAATTAAAAATAATATTTTTTTCATGATCACAAATCCTTAAAACATGCATAGGCAACAATAAAACCAGCCCACACAAAAAATATATAAATTAATGCAAGCATAAAAAAACCCCTATAAAAAAGGGGGCAAAAGCCCCCTACTTTCGTCAATTTTTTATTAACGGAGTGCTGCAAGTAACATTTTGCCGCCTTTAAATGCAACGAGAACGACAGCAATAGCCGCCATAATGACGCCAATAGCTGTGACGATTGCATCGTAATCAACAGCGCCAGTGATAGCCGCAGTCATGGCTGCCATATCGGCATGAGCACCAGAAGCAGCCACAAGAGCACCAAGAACAACAACTAATTTCAAACCTTTTGAACGCAAAGCAGCAAAATCTTTTTTCATGATGTTAATTCCTAATAGATTTTAAAATTTGCTTTAGGCCCCATGCGGTAGCCCAAGGCGTTAGAAATAGCAGGAAACCTGCTACAAACAACTCAGTAGCGATCATAGGATCAATCTGAGCCGGATCAAATGGAAGGATGTAAAACGATTGCACCCAACCACTAGAACACGTTGGAACGTCAACACCGCTAACATTAACTACGGATATTTCAGCGTCACAAGTTAGAGTGTTTGACATTAATCTTCTCTCGAAAAGTAAAATTCAAAAAAATAGCCCAGTATTAAATAAGTGGTAAGCATGAAAACTAATGCAAAAATGAATTTCAGATTTTGCTTTTTCATGTTTTTAATAAATTATTTAACGATTGGGGTTTGATGCGGACGAAATGCAAACACATCAAAAAAAACTGATGCATTGTCATAGGATTTTTGTTGGCCAGTATTTTTATCGACAAATGGCTTGGGAACTACAATACCGCGAGCGGTTGCATCAACATCAATTAGGTTTCCTGCTTGGCCTAAAGGCTGATCACTGGTCAGGCGATACTTGGAGGGATGCGAGAAAGCGTCAGGAGCGGGAGAGCTAACAACGGTATATTGTTTACCTTGAAAAAATTCAGTTTTTTCAATTCTTACGCCTTTAAAATTTACTGATATAGACATTTTTTATTTCTCCAATGGATTAAGCGACTAAGCGCAAAGGGTTTACTTCTGGACGGCGATACCAAGAAGGAATTGGTAAAGATTTGACTTCAATAGTGCGAGACTCGCGCACAGTAACGAGAGCAAATTTTGTGAGGTCACAAGGCAAGGCTATATCTATGCCTATTTGACGCAAGCGAGCGCGATGGGTTTTAACTGATGATTTTTTCAAATCGAATGAAGCGCCAGAAGCCCATTGAATGGCATAAAGGGTTGTCATGTTTGCGGCTTTTGTATTTTCGCAAATGTGTTCACGTAACAAACGCTCAGTAATATTTTCGAGGCTCATTTTTTCCACCTGTATTTTCTTGTCAATATTTAAAAAATCTTCATGAATATCAATTAATTTATCTAAATCGGCTCTGCCGTAAATGTTCAAATTTTCACGTCTTAAAAATTCTGATTTAATTTTTTGTTCAAAACGGACTACGCCGGATTTTTCGCAATATTCGATAACAGTTAAAAGATATTTAAACTCGGTTGAGTCTTCGCCAAATTTGCGGGAGATTTTTGGTAAAGCGTGGAGCCGAAGCTCGAAAGCCTTGTTGTAAATACTGGGATAAATTAAACGACCACCCTTCCCTGTTTTGCTTAACCAGTCACAAGTTTTTCCGTTAGTGTGAAGGCGAGGAATTGAATTGCGATAAGGTTGAGTTGAAACGCCCTTAATGTAATCGTCCTCGGCTCCCTGCCCTACGCATTTATTTGTTGTGACATGAATCTCTGTGAATACTGCGCCATCAGTTATTTTGCGAAGCTTTGAACCAGCATCAGCAATATGATTTACGAAAGTGGCTTTTGTGAAAGGCGGTAAACCGTAGTCAGCTAGAACACGGTTATAAACATCGACGCAATGCTCAATAGTTTTAAAGCCAAATAGATTATCAATGCGATTAATTCGGCTAGGGTTGCCGGAGACAGTTAAGCGATTACCGGAAATGCGAATTTGCAGGGAGGTTGAAAAACTGCCTTCATGGTTAATTGCGGGGCACTTAGTACCAATAACATCACCAGCACCATCAATAGTCATATCAACCACCAAGAAGGCACGATCACCAATAAGCGGAAGCTGATAATCAAAGTCTTGGTAAATTGTTAGCCAGTCAATAAACATAAAAACCTTAGAAACTAAGAATTTATTTAAGTGGCTGAACCTTAGTTCCTAAGTTTTAATAAGTCAATATTTATTAACAAATTAGAATATAATTTTCTAAGTTTTTTAGTCTAAAAAGTGAGCGCAGATATGCCTGTTAAACATATACCAGATGGGATTTATGCAAAACTGGAAAAAAAACACATGGACGCGATCATTTACACAAAAAGAAAGATAAAAGATGCTGAATTTATCGAATTCGTATTAAAAAGAGGATTGGCATCCTTAGATAATGAAGCTTTTGAGGAGCTATCGAAGAAAAGAGTTGGTGTAGATTAGTATGGGATTCCATACCAAAGTGTGGGTGTAACTACAACCCACACTGCTGCGCAGGCAAAAACAACAGACTACGCGCTACGCTTGTTAGCCACCAAAACAACAATACGAACCTTCCGCTACGCAGAAGAACCCTATTGCCGTTATGGCAGCTTATGGGGGGAATTGGGATCAGTTGAACATATCAACTTGGGAAACCCGCTCCAAGAGCAGCGCAGCAGCGCTACGAGCATTTTCGATAATCGTTTCATATCTCTCAATGGTCAAACGAAGCTCGGCGATAGTTGAGCGCTGATCAGCAATTAAATCCTGATTTTGACAGTATTGACTGCCAGCAATGCGAAAGGCATTAGCAGAAGTAGCGGATTTGGTGTAACGCTTTAGATTATCTATAAGAAAATCATTATCTTCGTTAAATTTAATCAACAT